TTTATAGATACTCCATCAGCACAAGGTTTAATTGTACCTGCAGTTTCTATTGCTATAGGGTCTCCTGTAAAGATATCTGAAGGCACTAATGCTGAAGCCACTAAAGGGCTTGCGTTGCTCAAATCAATAGTTCGTACACCAGTAGAGTTAGAACCATCACCATTCTTTTTAGCTATTTGTAACCCTCTTGGGGCATTTACACTCGCCATAGTTCATTCTCCTTTGATTGTTATTAAAAAGCAACAAAAAGATTTACTTTTGAAAAGTAGGTTGTCTACCTTTTGTTACTGTCGATTTACTTGAATTAGAAATGGGCATACTAGAATTATTTCCTCTCATTAATTGACTGTTAACAGCTTCCATTAATTGGTCAGACTTACCTCTGTAAAACTCACTTCTACTTTGGAATAACTTGGTAGGTATTTTACCTAACGCAATGTCGCCACGAGTGACTGCTCCAGAGTATCTTCCATCCATCTTCACGAGTGATGTTTGTTCTAATTCAGGTACTTCTTTAATATCAACAAATTGCCAACCTTCTTGCATTTTTTTACCAATATATTTAAAATCATCTTGACCTTTAAGAGTTATTCTTAACCATCCAAGAGTCATTCCTTCGTTATTGAAACGATTTGTTATTGCATCTGGTATATGTAAGCTATCTTGTTCTTCAAACTGATAACTCATTTCTTCGTTAGTATTATTTTCTCTAAGTTGTGAACTACGTGTATTGATTCGTGTTTTCATTATTTACCTCCACGTTGCATGTTTATTGTTGTATACTCACCATCAGCACTTGTTGCTTTTAGTTTTTCTTGAGCATACTGTTCAAGTGGTATATTCCATTTGTTAGCTAATCTTACATCTTCTTTTGAAAGTTTAACTTTCTTATTGGAACTAGGAGTGCTACGTGTACCTCCTGCTACTACTTGAGCAGTTTCTGACGTTTCCTGCTTACGAACTTCTTTATTTTCCTTTTCATTAACTTTAAATTTATTAGGAAATGTTTCTTGTAATCTTTTATTAATTTCTTCATAGAACTCAGGGCTTGTAGAATCATATCCTTCCTCCTTTAAATCTGTATCTATAGCTAATGCACCTGCTGTCATTACTCTATCTTTACCAAACCATTCATTATTTGCTGCCCATTCTTCTGCTCTAGGGTCAGGTTGTGGTTGAGGTTGTGGTTGAGGTTGTTGTACTGATTGTTGTGTTACCTCTGGTTCTTTAAAATTTTCTTTAGTTGCTTGTATGTTTTTTAAATCAACTTGTGCTTCATTTAAAGCTTCTTGAGCTACTAATAATTTATTAGAGTCTCCTTCTTCGTGAGCTGTTGCATAAGCTGTTCTAGCTAATTTAAGTTTATCGCTTATTTGTTTTTCATTAGCACTTAAATTTAATTTTCCTACTTTATAAAAATCTTGCTCTTGTCTTTTTACTCTATTAACTAGTTCTTCATTTTGTTGTATTAATCTAGCAACTTCGTCTTCTTTGTCTTTTCTTTGTTTAACTAGTTGTCTAATTCTTTTTTGAGCACCTTTAGTATCTATACCATCTAATTCTTTAGGAGCTTCTTTTTTAGGTTCTTCTTTTTCTTCTTTGGCTTCTACTACAGGTTCTTCTTTTTTAACCTCTTCTTCTACTTCAAACTCTACTTTAGGAGCTTCTTCCTTTTCAGTCTTTACTTCATTCCAAGATTCTTCTTGCATTTTTTATTCCTTCTCGTTGTTTACGAAACAATCGTTTTAACGGTTATATTTATATTATACTATATTTATACAAAGTATACAAATATATTATATACTATGTTTAGATAAATTAAAGGTAGGGTCTAAAGTTTTAGGACTTTCTACTTTCATTATTACTTGGTCATCAAATAATAATATATACTTTAAACTTTTATATTTTATCTTTTGACCTGCATGTTTGCCATAACAGACAAAATCTCCTACACTACACCAAGGTCCTTTAGGAAATTTATCTTTATCATTATAAGCTAAGTCTCCTAAAGCTACAACTTCTCCTACTGTTGTAAGATAAGCCATATCTTCTTTTGTTGAGTTAGGTAATAATATACCACCTTTAGTTTTTTCTTTAATAGATACAGGTCTTATCAGAACATGGTAACCTGGTAGTTCTGGTAAAACATCTGGATTAGCCTTATCTTCCTCAGAAATCCACATATCATTCTTAATAGATTTTGCTAAACTTACTTGTTGCATTATTCTTCTTCTCCTTCATACATTTTTTTTGTTATAGTTTTAATAACCTCAATAGACCATTCAATTCCTTGTATACGACCTACGAGTTGTTTATAATTAGCAAAGTTATCTGCTTGTCCATTTGCTAAATTAATTCTTAATAAGTTAAGCTCCTCGTCATATTTACGAAGAGCTTCATTAGATACTTCCATTATAGTTCAGCACACGCATAGCAATTAATTTCTAAGCCTACACTAATTTCTTTTATAATTGGTTGTTTCCACATATATTACTCCTTAATTAATTATCACTGGTCTGCAAAAGCAGGGGCAGTTGCTCCTGTTACATTACCAAATACTTGGTAGTTTGTACTATCTAAACCTAAGAAAGTTACTTCAAAAGCTCCAGGTACATTTAATTGTAAACTACTATTTGAACTTCCATTAGGATATACAACAACATTATCAGCATTTGTATCTAAATGTGTAATATTACCTTTATAGAAATTTGTATTACCTGGTGTTATAAATATTGCATCAGTTCCATCAGCAGCAACTCCACCATAAACAAATCTATAAGCTACACCTGCTTCTGGTGCAGGAAGTGTATAAGTATTATCTTGTCCACCATCTGGAACAATATTTACTCTACCACCATGAGTTGTATTTACAATAGTAATATCACCATCTGCTAATACTACTGGTGTAGCAACTTCACCTTTATTACCAAACGTAATATTTTCTGTTATTGCTCCTGTATCTGAATCTTTCGTAACACCAATAAAGCCATTCTCAGCTCTGACTGGTCCATTAAAAGTTGTATTCGCCATAATTTATTCTCCTTTATAAAATTATATCTATCGTCTTGGCTTGTCTGCTAGGGCAGTCGATAGACAATTAAAATCCCTAGTTATTCTTTTGGTTCTTGTATTTCATTTTTAATTGCATCTGTCATAAAATCAATAAGCTTTAAACTTCTTGTTCTATCATCTACATCATTTAACTCTGCTACTTTTTTCATAGCATCTGTTCTTATTCTTTCTAAATCTATTTCTGCTCTTTGTTCAGCTATGACAGTCTTTGTTAGTAGGTCAAGTTGTTTCATAGTTTCTTTACTTGCTCTATCTAAATCTCCTTTTTGTTTTTTCATAGTAGCAGTTTGTCCTGAAACTGCAGAGTCTTTTAATAGTTTCATTTCTTCTAGTTCTAACTTTTGAGATTCTAAAGCAGCATCTGCAGAATTTTTAGCAGAAGACATTTTAAGTTTTTCTTTTTCTAATTCTACTTTAGCTTGCTCTAATGCAACCATTTGTTGTTCAGGTGATTGAGCTTGACCCATAGCTTGATTAGCATTAAGCACTTGCTGTGCTGCCTGTGCCATTGCCATTTCTACAGCTTGTGGGTCTTGCTGTCCTGCCATTTTAGTTACACCACTAATTTGTTCTTGATATTTCATAACTGAATGTTCTTGTACGTTAGCTTCTAGTATTGGTTTAATTCTAGCCATAATAGGATTGGCACCATTAGCAGGGTCTTGTAAGTATGCCATCTTTGTTTGTATGTGAGCATCATGGTTCTGACCTGGAAATGCAGAAATAGGTATACCTTTAGTTACTGCCATAATATCTGATACTGGGTCCATTTGTTGTGGCTTCTGTTTAGGTGGAAGTATCTCGTCAAGATTAGGCATACTAGCAGCATTTAATATGGTTCTATTCAAAGCTTCTATATTAAACATACCAGGAGGGGATTGTTGTGCCATCTGGAGAGCCATTTGAGCAATCATCATCCTATGTGCATTAGAAGGAATGTTAGGGTCGCTGACAGGGATTACATCAACCCTTCCATCAAAATCCTTTTTAAACACATTCTGGTCAGCAAAAGGTACTTCATATGGATACTCCGAGGGTAAGTATTCATAGTTTATACGAGCAAGGATTTTAAATTCATCCTTTTGAGATTTATGTAATCTCTTATGTATTGAAGAAAAGAATTTACTTGAAGCTTCTAGTAATGCCATAGTAGTTCCAACAGGTCCATAAGATGCTGCATCAGAGACAACTTGCTCTGTACTGTCAGCAAACTTTTGTGCTGTTGCTGTAATGAACGTAAGCATATTATATAGAGTAGAGGAAGGCTCTTTATAGGGGAGAGGAATAATAGCCTTACTTAAATCTACACCAGTTGCTTCTATTTCTTTAAATTCACCAGGGCTGATTGGTTCATTATCACCAACCATCCTTACACCTTTTGCTTTAAATCCTCCTGGTAGGTTTGCAAATTGACCTGCATCCACTAAACTTCTCATTGCTGCTGTTGCAGTCATTGTGAGATTACCTAAGAAGTGCATCAAGCCAAACCCATAAAATCCAAATCCAGGAACAAACCTGTAATGAACAAAATGGGAAACTTTTTCTTGTTTCTTATCATCTTTCTTATAGTTTCTTCTAATACTTAAAACTGTTCTTGATTCTTCTTCTACAGTTATAATATAAGGAAGAGCATAATCTTCTTCTATTTCTAAATAACAATGTTGTTCTAATAATGTATATTGTGGGTCACTATCTTCTGTAGGAGTTAATCCTAATATTGTATCCATCTTTGAAGAAAGAGATGTAGGATTAGGATTAGTAGCTTCAGGTAATTCTACATCATCATAAATACCTATACGCATATCTCTAGCTAAATCTATAGGACTTCTATAAATGACATGTGTATATCTATCTGCTTTTCTTAAGTTACTAGAATAGTAAGAAACATAAAACTGGTCTATAGGAACAAATTCAGATACTGGTCTTTTTAAGTTAGCATCATAATAAACTTTTTTAAATGCTGAACCTATAAGAGGTAAATGAAATAACATTCTTTCTGTTTCATCAAAGTATTCAGGCATCTGTTCTGTTACCTGATAGTTCATAAAGTTTTGAACTCTATTTGCTTGGTCTTCTCTTTCAGGAGTTTGTCTTCCTAGTATCTGAGATTTAACAGGACCTTTACTAGGAAATAATTCTTGTATTGCTTTTGATTGAAACTTAACTGCTGACTCTATTAACATAGGATGGACAGCAGTACATGCACCTTCAAAAGGTTCGCTTGCATCTTCTATCTTTAATCCTAATAAATCAAATCCTCTTTCAAACATTGATTCCCATTCAGCTCTGGAATCTTTGTCTGCTGTATAATTATCTATAACTGTTGTAGCTATCTCTTGTAATTCTTCTTCATCTATATCATTAGCTAAATTACCATACCATTCTTGTATGTCAGCTTCTGCTTCCATTTCAATATTAGTTTCAGTAAAGTCTACAGTAACTCCACCATCTTCATCTGGTTGAATAGTTGGTGAGTCTGTTATTGCATCTATTTGTTCTGGAAGTTCTATTACATTTGATATTGTTTCCTCTATCTTATCAAATGGATTTCTTTCTGTCGCCATGTTATTCCCCTTTAAAACATAATTATATCACTAAGTTCGCCAGTACGCAACTCTTTTTTTTCTAGGCTCATCTTCCCACTCTGGGTCTTCAGGATGGTCTAAATGCCAGGACTCTTTCATATAATGTATTGCCATTGTCATAGCATCAACTTGGTCATCATGAGCTGCATT